GTTCTTCTCTTTGGCAATCCAATAGGCTTCGTTCAGCGCCTTCATCGCGCCATCGAGCGCTTCGTCACTGAGCCGACCACCAGCGAACATACCGGTCACTTCACTGACAAGCTCGTCTATATCTCTGGCCGCTTTAGAGCCGCCCTGTTCATGAGCTGCTACTACCAGCAAACCGTTTTGACCCAGAAGGTATTCCGGCGTAGTATTCAACACTTTTGCCAGCTTCTCCACAATATCGAGCTTTGTCGGTCTGCGGTTGCCAAGCTCATAGTTCTGGATGGTTCTCGGTGTCACAGATACTTTTTCGGCGAGCTGCACTTGCGTAAGGTTCGCTTCCAACCTTTTCTCTTTCAGCTTATCCTTGAAACTCATAAGGCACCTCTTTCTAAAAACTTTTCTGAACACGAACAGAAATTTCGTCAAAAGCATTGACGCGAAAACACTGTTCATGCTATGCTGTAATCAACGCGAACGCCTCGTTCGTGATTATGATACCACACGAACAGTGTGTGTGTCAACAGAAATAGACGAGTTATGCGCGGTTTTGCGTAACTTTCAGGACAATAGGAGGTAGGCTATGACGAACACACATTGCCGTAAGGCTTATGTTTCGGTCAACTTGGATGTTGACGAAGAAGGAGTATGTCATCCTCGGTTCATCCGATGGGAAAACGGCCTGATCTTTCAGATTGACCAAATCCTGTACAAATGCCGTGCCGCCTCCAAGAAGGTAGGCGGTGGGGGCATCCGTTATACTGTGATGATCCGTGGAAGGGAGTCTTATCTCTTCCAAGAAGGCAACAAATGGTTTGTAGAAGCGAAGGAGGGAGCGAGATGATTTTATCACACAAGGAAATTGAAGAGATCGCGGTGGCGGTCACCAAGGACTTCAACGAGTTCTTTTTCGGCCCTGATACCGATGAGGCGCGTTTGCCTCGCGGTACGCCGATTGACCAGTTTGCCAGCGAATATCTCGGCCTCAATGTCTCTTTTGCAGACCTGTCTGCCGATGGAAGCATCTGTGGACTGACGGCTTATGCAGATACCGAGTACATTATTGAGAAAGACGGGATGCAATACTCCATCCCGCTGCACCGCAATCAGGTCTTGATGGATGCGAGCTTTATTCAGCCTTTCCAGATACGAAAGCTCTGCGGGAAGCGCCGTTTCACGCTTGCCCATGAGTGCGCCCATCAAATCCTGTTTCAGATGGAGACGGATAAAATCAGGGAAGCCTGTCGGCGGAAATACTCTGCCCGGACAGCCTATTCGCTGCGGGAACTGAAAACCCGTGAAGACTGGAATGAGTGGCAAGCCAATGTCTTAGGGGCGGCGATCCTGATGCCCCAGCGGGAAATTGACCTTGCCGTTGCGTATTATGCCAGAGGCAGGAAGCTCATCAGCTACGATGGAACCTATGCCTATTGGGATAAGGTCGCCCTTGATAGAATCTGCCAGCAGTTCGGCGTTTCCAAGACAGCCGCAGCCATCCGGCTGAAACAGCTCGGCCACTTAGAAACCCGGCCATACAGTGAGTATAACGATCCGTTGGAGGTGTGGGCATGAAGAAAAACATCCGTGTCTCAGAGCCTTCACCGGAGATGCAGGAGAAAATCCGCAGGGCGCGAAGCGCCATTGTCAACCAGAAGATGCGTATGGTGAAGTGTCCCTATTGTGGGCATAACGCTATCGCCGTATTCGAGGATTCCCGTGGACACATACAGGCCAAATGCAAAGCCTGTGGCCGGGAAACCGTATTTGATGTGATCAACATGAGACGGTTATTCCTCCACCTTCACAGAAGGTAAGGAGATAACAAATACAATTCAATATTTTATAGCTGTGCTGTGGAGCCGCTGATTGGTGAGTCTTCCTAATGCCGCATGAACAGAGTTTTCGGCTCTGTTTTATCGGTATGGGAAGATCAACTCACCGTCATGCGGCTCTTTTTAAGTCTTGTCCATCCGCTGCTTCCTGCCAGCGGAAAGGACAAGACAATGAAAAGAATCCCCAAAACACCCGTTGAGTTCGACTATGACCTTTGGACTACCGAGGACGGCAAGTGCATGGTGCGCGTAAAGGCCACCGGCGAGACTACGGAGGTTGACCGCGAGGTCATGAAGATGCTCCGCAATGAGGAAAAGAAGCTGCGGCGATCTTACACAGTTGGTGGAGCATCTGGTAAGGAAGACGGAGAAGAAAAGCCTTCATCCACTATACTTTCGCTCGACGCAGTACCAGATGAAGATGGCAGGTCATCGTCGTGGTTGGCTGATCCGAAAAACTACTCAGAAGAAATTGTGACCAGCATAATGGTTGAAGAATTTAAGCTGACGCTTACATCACTTCAACTGAGCGTATTTGAACATTGTGTGGTGAACGGGGTAACCGTCCGTGAGTTCGCTGCGACATTTGGGATTAGCAAATCCTATGCGTCAAAAATAGAAAAAGCCGTAAAAGAAAAACTCAAAAATTTTTTTGAATTTTGAGTGGACAAATATCAAAAAATTGTCCGTTGTAAAGTGAAGGGGTCAAACAAGACCAACTTCACAGCACCTTGAAAACCGAATATCCAGTGCTGCGGATCTTTCCTCTTTTCTCGAAGCGACTTGCCTTCTGCCGCCAAGACCTTCCTACGGGAAGTGAGCGATCAACAGAGAGGCTAAACTGCCGTGTGGTGCGGCTGTTCGCCATGATGGAGAAGTTGGGTATAATGATACTTCCGTTCCCGGGTTACCGGGGGCGGCTCGGAGCGATCCTCGGAGGGGTGAGAGTCCCATGATACCGATTCACCGTTGGTAGTCCGCAGCATTCCCGGAGCCGCAAGGCTCTTCCGGCAGGGGTGCGAGCTGCAAATATGCCGGAACACGAAACAAACCAATTAGCTACATTCAGCATACAAGTTTTCAGGATGAAAACTATGTGGCGGAGTGTCCCCAACAGGCGCTCCGCCATATCCTTTTGTCCTGAACACGGTTCACATCATCAGGGAGGTGTTTGTAATATGATGAGCGTAGAAACCATGAGAAGCGTCAACCCGAAGACGGTTGACCGCAGTACCCTTGTCCAGCGGGACAGCATCCGGCTTGAGCCTGCGGCTGCGCAGGATGACCGGCTGCGGGATTTTATCCGACAGATCAGAAACCCGTATTGCTATCTGGACGGGAAGACCGTCGTGAAGATCAGCTTCTCGAAGACAGACACCACCTTGGAGGACTGTCTGGAACATTATCTGAGAGGACTTTGATTATGAACAAACTGAATCTTTTCGCCCGGTTCTATGGACAAGCGATTGAGCCTGTGATACAATGAAGTCAGGTCAAAAAAGAATACACGGACTAAGCCGCTGCCTTTGAGGGTCATGTGGCTTTATCGTGTTTTCCTCATACAAGAAGCAGAAGCCTTCGTCTTTCTGATTTGATGTATCACACCAAACAGAAAACGGAGGTTATTTTTATGCCCGGAAAAGTTTACCGGACGGCAATTTACTGCCGCCTGTCCCGTGAAGACGGGGACAAAGTTGAAAGCAACTCCATTGCAAGCCAAAGAGCCATTTGCGAGGACTACATTGCACGGCATGACGATCTGGAAATTGTCTGTGAGCCGTTCGTTGACGATGGTTATAGCGGTGTTTCCTTCAATCGTCCAAACTTCAAAAAGCTCGAAGACGCAATCCGCAAAGGCGCGATTGACTGCATCGTGGTCAAAGACCTCAGCCGCTTTTCGAGAAACTACATCGACGGCGGTCGGTATCTGGAAAAGATATTCCCGCAGCTCGGCATCCGCTTTATCGCGGTCAACGACGCTTACGACAGCCTGACCGGCGATCCGCAGTCGGATTCCTTTGTTATCCCGTTCAAAAACCTCATCAACGACTCCTACTGCAAGGATATATCCATGAAAATCCGATCCAGCTTGGAGGTCAAGCAAAAGAACGGTGAGTTCGTCGGGGCATTCGCGCCCTATGGCTACAAGAAATCGCCGGATAACAAAAACCAGCTTATCGTCGATGAGGCCGTCAGCGAGTATGTGCAGATGATCTTTGCCATGTACAAGGATGGCTTCTCCATCGGTCGCATTGCTGCAAGGCTGAATCAGATGGGCGTGCTTTCTCCAATGGAGTATAAGCACTCGGCGGGAGTGAAGTTCGATACCGTCTTCAAGACCGGCGACACTGCAAAGTGGACTTACAAGGCTGTCCAGCGCATCCTCACTAATGAGGTATATATCGGTGTCCTTGCCCAAGGCAAGCGCGGTACGCCAAACTACAAGGTGCGCGTTGTGCAGCCGAAAGACGAAACCGAGTGGGTCAAGGTCGAGGGGGCGCACGAAGCGCTTGTTTCCTATGAGGATTTCATGGCCGTCAAGACCATGATGAAGCGGGATATGCGCTGCTCGCCTGATCAGGATGAGGCACACCTGTTTTCCGGCTTCCTGTTCTGTGGGGACTGCCAGCAGTCTATGACACGCAAGACCGTCCCGTCGAAGACAAAGAAATACATCTACTATGTCTGCTCAACGAATAAGCATAACCGGACCTGCAGCCCACACAGCATCAGCGCAAAAGAGGTTGAGGAAAAGGTGTTCCGTGCCATCCATGACCAGATCGAGCTTGTGGTCAATCTGGAAAAAGCGCTTGAGATGATCGAGCGGCTTCCTTCTCAGAACCGCAAGGCATTCAACTATGAAGCGCAGATTGCGAAGCTCGAAGAAGAGATTGAGCGGTATCAAAAGCTCAAGCTGGGGCTTTACGAAAACTTCATCGGCGGCGTCATTGATAAGTCGGAATACTTTGAGTTCCGCAACAGCTACACCAAAATCATTGAGGAAAAGCAGGAAGCTCTTCTTCGGGTGAAGAAGGAAATGAAGCAGTCGGTCGCAACCGGGGCTACGGAACGGAACTGGGTCACGCTCTTCAAGCAGTATGAAAACATTGAAGAGCTGAACCGCCGCGTCCTCATGGCGCTGGTTGACCGCATCCTGATTTATGAGGATCACGCGATAGAGATTGTCTTCAAGTACAAAGACGAGTATCAGCAGACACTTGAATATGTTCTCGGCTATGCCGACGAACTTGCCGTTGCCGGATAAAGGAGGGATGAGCGCATGGCACGAAAAAGCAGAAAAGTCGCAGCCGCAGAGCCGGTTTGCGAAGCAGCACCGCTGCAAATCTTCCCGACAGCCATTTATGCCCGTCTCTCCGTGGAGAATAGCGGCAAATCTGAGAAGGTGGATGTCATCACCAATCAGATTGAGATATGCAGGTCCTATATTGCCGGTTGCCCGTATCTCGATCTCGTCGATGTCTATGTGGATAACGGACGGACGGGGACGGTTTTCGACAGGCCTGAGTTTAACCGCCTGATGACTGACATCAAGAGCGGCAGGATCAAATGCCTTGTAGTCCGCGATCTCAGCCGTTTTGGCCGTGACTACATAGAAACCGGAACCTACCTTGAGCGCATTTTTCCACAGATTGGCTTGCGGTTTATTGCAATCAAGGAACACTACGACAACTTTGATACGGACGGCTCAAATGAGAGCCTGATGATCCCGCTGCAAAACATGATCAACGCCCTGTACTCGAAGGATATTTCACGGAAAGTCTCCACCACTTTGAAAGCACAGATGGAGCAAGGGACCTTCCAGAAGCGCAATCTTCCGTATGGCTACCGGTGGAATGAAGACCATACAAACATGGTTATTGACGAAGAGACAGCGCCGTATGTGCGGCTCATGTTTCAGTGGAAAATCGAGGGCTGGTCAATCCCGATGATCCTTAACGAGCTTGACCGGCTGGGTGCGCCAAATACGGAGCTGCGGAAACGCCAGAACGGAACCCGCAAAGGCGACGGCTGCTCCTGCAAAGGCTGGTACAGTTCAACGCTGTACGGCATCCTGAGCAATCCGCATTATGTGGGTGATACCGTCCTTGGCCGCTCCATGAAGGCGATCTACAAGGGCATCAAATCCCATAATGTCAAGGACAAGGATAAGTGGATTGTGTTCCCGAACACGCACGAAGCGCTTATTTCCCGTGAAGACTTCCAGAAGGTGCAGGACATCCTCCAAGCGGCTT